TTTTTCTTCATGATCTTTTTCACTTCTACTCTCCTCATTTCATTTTCATTACTCTAATTTTAATGAAAATCTTCAAGAATCCTTTGTTTATGCGGGTTTTCAGGCTTTGTTTGTGACTAATTTGTGACTAACCGTGTAAATCTATATCTGTTCATAACATCGTAATTTGACGTAAAAAAAGAGAGTCGGGTTTTTAGTCCCAACTCTTTTCCTGACTGTCCGCTCGCGCCGCTGCCAACAGCTCCCATCGGGAACATACAGCTCTTTCATTCATGCACGGCAGAATCAGTCTGCACTATCAACTTGTGCTAGCCACACAGGAAGCTTTACATCATAAGTCCAATCCCTGTGCGGCTGTTGATAGTATACCTTGTTCTGAAGGAAAAATCAATCAGAACATAAATTTGGTTTAAAGGAAAAAAGCCCCAAGGATTAACTCCAAGGGGCTTAAATCTTATACCTTTTTGATATATTTTGCGGAAACGAATCCAAAGTACTTTCCAGCAATGCGGATGTAGTACCAGGAACTACCGTCACTTGCTTTCTGAGTGAAGTTCATAACGTCAACCTTGTTTCCTTTATTCAATGTCGGATATTTTTTGATGTTCGGATATTCTGCTCCAGCCCATGTGCGGACGTTCAGACTGGAAGCTGTGACCTGTCCAGTGTACAACCTCTGGTTCTTGTCTTGCTTTTTGACGATTACTGTCGCAGTTGCAGCCACATTTTTTGCCCCATCAACAGCAAGGTACTTCGTAGCAACCCAGCCGATTCCGATTCCAGCGACCTTGATCTTAGTCCATGCACCGGACTTTTCTCCATTGATCTCAACACGGTTTCCTTTGTTGATTTTTCCGAGAACATATCCGTTCGGGCTTTCACGGACATATAAATCGTCTGCTGTGGAAGTAGCTGTACCGGTTGCTTTCCAAGCCGCAGTCTGTCCCTCACTTCCCCAGTCAATCCAGACATATCCGTCGATTGCAGAATCGTTGATAGCGTAGGATTTGTTGCGCACGGCTCCGCCATTTGCCACCACACCGGCAGCACTGGAAGTGTTTCCCTCGTTGGTATATACGACACTACCATTGAAGCTGCGGACAGAGCCAACATGGGAACCGTTACGGAATATAATCAACGCACCTACTTTTGGTGATTTGTGCCATGTTCCATTGCTTTTGGCGTGATTTGTGATGCTCTTGCAGTTATAGAATCCACCGCCCATAATCTGCAATGCTCTTGTGATTCCTAGAACCTTAACCAGTTTCCAGAACTGATACTCTGCACACCATGGCTGAGCCTGGCAACCTGGCTGCCCCCAGGAATTTACATCACGAGCAAATCTGGTATAGTTGTTGTAACCAGCGTTCTTCTTAAAATCATCCAGATAAGCGTCACTCTTCTTTTCCAGATATCCGCCATTTGAAGCATAATAATCACCAAGTTCAAGGAATTTCTGTAATTTTGTTTTTGCCACTGTTGTTTCTCCTTTCTGTGTTGCTCCTCTATAGTCCTTGTAGAACACATCCATATCAACATTTCCGCTGATACCGGATACTTTTCCGTGTTCCGAATACTGCCATCCTACACCGACCGGAACTCTCAGCCTTTCCTGTAATGTTCCGTTATCCAGTTCTTTTTTTGGATAGTTCGCAATCCAACATTCGTACTGCTTCAGAGCGTTTGACAAGCAGTTCTTATACCAGTCGTAGTTGCAGTATACACCGACTTTATAGCCGGCTTTCTCCATCCTAGTCAGAAATGCTACGGTAATATTCTCAATCGCCTGTTTGCCGAGCTTCCGCTGATTAGACCACTCGAGATCATAGAACACCGGAAAGTCCAGTCCTCGTCCGTTCAGTGCAGCAATCATATCTTCCGCCTCGTCAATAGCCTGAGACGGCGTCAGAGCGTAAGAATACTTGTATCCACCGACAAGGATTCCGTTGCTCTTGCATCCCTTGTAGTTGTACTCGAATGAGTTGTCAATACCGTCCCTCTGATGTACCCTCAAGATTGCGAACTTTATACCGGATTTAGCAACTTTCGCCCAGTCCGGTTTCCCCTGATTAGATGATACGTCAATTCCTTTAATTTCCATTCGGCTTTTCCTCCAGCTCTCTAATTTTGTCGCCTTGCTTTTTGACCACAGCTGACAGTTCCTGAATTGCTTTAATTGCATATTCGGTCAGAAGAAGTCTGTCAATCTGCTTAACATTCATGCTTCCATCTTCGTTCTCACCACCGCCTAGCGCCAGTAACGGATCTATTTTTTCAATATCATCTGCAACAAGTCCGAGCGGCTGATGGACGCCGGTTTCTTTCCAGTCGAATGAGCATACCGGCATTTTGCAGACCGCATCAAGAGCATTAATTTCGCAGTCTAAAACATTCTCTTTTAATCGGATATCGGAAGCAGAATCGTTATATAAAGTGTTTGTAGTATAGTTACTCGAACCCCATTGGGCCGATACCGTCAATGCGGCTTTATTTGATCGTGTTGCCGATGACAGATAAGCTACCCTGTTCAATGCGGCGCTTGCCGATGATACGGGTCTTCTTCTCGTGCTTGTATTGGCTTCTTCTTCTTTATAGTCTCTGAACGAAAAGCTTCCAGCTACGTAAGCATCTCCTTTAAGACCAGTGTCACCAGATACTGAAAGAGTTCCCGAAGTAGTCAGGTTCTTTCCCATCGAACAACCGTCTGTATATACTGCATTTGCATTTAAACGAACTGCATCATTCAAAAATCTTAGAATATATCCATCCCATTGGTGGCTGGTATCACCCTCCATCCAGAGATCTTCCACTCCGCCGCTCTTTTCTGCTGCATAAATTCCGTACTTACCGATTTTTAAAGCTTTCCAGTTGTTTGCGTCTGTATAATCCGTATACATAGTGATGCCGGAACTGTCAGCAAGTACTTTTCTTTTTTGACCGGTCGAATCATAGAAGAACATTCCGCTCTTATTAATTCTTATGACTATGTTGTTATCAGAATTTCGAAACGACATTCCTCCGGACGACATCCGGCCTATCTCCACCCCTTCGTCGTCAAGGAGGATCAGAAGCCCGTTCCCGTTGTTCTGCCCACCGAGTGTCAGTGTTCCTCCGAGCGCCGCATTGAAAGACACATACAGCTCATTGTTCAGATAGTATAGTCCTTTCCAAGCTCCGTTATTAGACAGAATTTCTACAATATCTTTCTGAGACAGAGCAGAAACGTCAAGTGCTACCGGGAACGTCTGCTGATCACACAGTATAGTTTTTTCTTTATCGGCATAAGCGCTGGCCCTTATCATGTCATGTGCTTCAAGAGACAGCGTATTCAGCTGAATCTGGATCAGCTTCATCGAGGTGCTGTATGTGCTTATATCTTCCCAGGAAGAGCCATTATCAACACTTTTTTCGATAGTCCACCAGGCATAAAAGTTTTTAGCATCTTCCTGACCATCTCTATAGTAAGGCCTCAAGTTCAGAACATTCGGAGTGATCTTCTTGTCAGCCCCCATCAGCAAAATGTCAGCATCGGCATTTATAAAATATGTTCTTCCGGCTGTACCCTGTTCTCCGGCGTACTGCTTAGCTATCGTGAATCGCTTTGAAATCGACAAATTTTCCAGATAGGTAGCCCTTATATCAACCCATCCGCTATCGGCAGTTAAGCTTTCAACTGTATACATATGTTCAACTTCGTCCCAGGATCCCGAGATGTTCTGAGATTCGGTTATAGTGTACGAACAGTTCTCCGTGATATCCTGTGCGCCGTACATCACCGTAGCCTGAGTTGAGCATTCTGGAAAGCTGCTATAATTCCCATTAGAATTAACAGGAATCCCTTGGTACTCATTACTCAGCTGAATAGTCATGTTCTTCGCAGAAGCAGAGAACTCTTTTAATGTCTCATCGAGTGTTTTTCCACCGCCGATCTGCACGTTTCTGCTGATATATACTGATCCGGCGTCCATGTCAGCTTCAAAAATTACATTTTTATCTTTATCTTTTACCAGGATCGTTCCGGCATTAATATAGTCAGCGTTAATACCCTCCGCATATAAAAGTCTCGTGATAGTCTCTCCGTCAAGGGTTATACCGTATGGATACGTTTTGCCTCCATCATTGCTAATTCCGATCGCTTCAGATGTAACTTTAATAACATTAGATGATTCTTTTAGTGTAGGCTTGTCGTGCAGATACCGAATAGTGCTTCCATCTTCTTGTCTAACATCTGTACAGAACATTCCACTTGCATTTGTATCACTTATCTTTTGTTCCAATCGTTCAACAGCTTCTTCCCTTGCAGATGTTTCTTTTTTCACCATCTGACGTGCTGCCACTATAGCCTTCGTTCCCTCACTGTAGTAGTCACTGCTGCCCCGAATCGGATCATCAGCCTGAGTCTTAACTGTAGTCAGACCGCCCACGTTGCCAGATACATCCGTCAGCGGAGTAAGGTACTTGTTGCCTAAGCGGTCATAAGTATATACCATATCTCCGAATTCAACCAACGGGTTGTATACCAGATCACCCTCGAGATTTCGGAATCGTGCTCCTACGATCTGCTCACCGATGATGCTTGCTACTGTTTCGAGCTGGTCAGAATCAATCAGTTCGTTCTCAAGCTCAAGAAGATACCCCTCTTTTCCGTACATTCCAGAATATTCAGAATCTGTATCATCATTGGACTGTCCGTTTTTGACTCTGATTCCGGTAATAATAATATCGTCACTGGAAAGCGCAGGTGGGTTTCCATAGTTTTTCAAATCAGGAATATCTGCTTTTTCAAAATCCCATTTTATAAATCTGAGATTTCCAGAATAGTCAATTCTGGCGTTTGCAGATTCAACCATAGCTGCATACTCAAACAGTTGACGGAATGTCATGTTATCCGGAATGTTTCTTATTATAATATCTCCATGTTTCATCGTCAGATTCATGCCTATCCCGATAGTCTCACAGGCATCCCTGACAAGGTTTATAAGGGACTGAGGGAGCTTAAGGCCGCTGGTATACGCTTTATTTGCTTTGTACATATCGTCCAGAGCTGTGATAGTGATGATGTCTGAATATTGCTCCGGCGTAGTTACTGTATAGATTCCCTTGTCGATCTTTTCTGCGAGACTATTGACTTTTAGATACGCATGAATTTTTGCACTGTAAAAATCATATTCTTTCCACTGCTCTTCATAGTTATTAATGTTCAATGTCAGCGTTTTACAAACAGATGTTCCAACTGGAAAGCTACTACTTTCTGCACAGTCAGTAAACCCGTTGTCGCCGTTCATGATCTCTTCATCAATAGTCTTTTTCGTTCCGTCAGGAAAAGTGATATCCACTACCATTCTGACCGGTTCACCAGCTTCTAGTTTTTCTCTAAATGCATTGCTTGCGTTAATCATAGTGGATCCACCCCCGTCATGTTAAATTCTAACGATGATAGTATTTTTCTATCATCTGATAATTCTCCGATAGCTATGTTTTGCGTCTGGCCGACATAAAACGGAGCATCTCTCCAAACACCGTAATATGGTGAGAAGTAATGAAGTGTAAATTTATATCCTTTCGCTATCGTCTGTAAGATTTTAGTTGCTTCCGTCATCGGGATATCACTGGCCTTGTATGTATACTGCTCAACAGTAAACATCGGCGTAAAGTAACCTACACCGTACTGCGTCCTCTGACTTGATTCCGTGTAAGTCGTGACAAAGGAGAGCGTAAGGTCTTTATCCGGCTGCCAGATGTCTGTGCCGTTGATTTTGTATCTATCCATAACGTCCTCCTTTTTATGCCATCTCAAACGGGTTTCTACCGCTTGTGTCTCGCCTCATCTGTGCTTCTTTCATCATCTCGTCAAACAGGGTTCTGCGATTGATCTGAGCTGTAAATCTGTAGTTTCCACCGCCTGACTGCCGTCCTGCTGTTTCTTCACGGACGATTTTTCTAAGCAAAGCTTCCGGTGTTTCGATGTTGTTGCCCTGCTTCTGATCGCCCAAGACTGCAAGGAACTCTGATCTCGGTGGAATGACTGCCCCTTTTGCTAAGTACGGAACTGTCGGTACTCGTGGAAAGTGTGCACTGAACCCTATGGTCTTTGAGCCAAACGGAGTCGGCACTTTCCACGGTCCAAATGAAAATGCCGATTCAATTCCACCAATGGCACTGTTTACAGTTCCGATTGCTCCATTAACGATCTCAATTACACTGTTAAGTGTGCTTTTAATAGTATCTTTTATTCCTTCAAAAACGGATACAACGGTATCCCTTGCCGACGTAAATTTATCAACTATAGCACTTTTTATTTTTTCCAATTTTCCAAAAAGAACCGTAGATATACTATCCCAGATTCGAGCTGTTTTAGTTTTTACACTGCTCCATGTTTTTGAAATTTTAGATTTAATCGCATTAAATCCAGTTGATACCGTAGTTTTTAATGCACTCAGAGCGTTTGTAGTGCAAGTTTTGATGTAGTCCCAAGCTGTAAACACTATTGACTTAATTGCATTAAATACAAGTTCGATAACACCTTTTACAATGTCTAACGCACCCTGTGTCTCTGATTTGATAGTTTCCCAAACACCAAGAATGATGTCCTTAATCAGGTTCCAGGCTCCTTCTGCGATGCCTTTTACACCGTTCCATGCTTTTTCCCAATCTCCCGTATATACGCCGACTATAAAGTCAATTACTCCGCTCAACACGTCAACTATGTCGCCGATCACTTTTATGAGCGTTTTTACGATGTTTATGACTTTTGTGCCTATCATATCTGCAATCTTAGCAAGTACCGGAACGACATTTGCTATAATCCAGTTTATAAGCGGTACTAATATGTTTTCCCAGAGGAGTTTAAGAACATCAATAATTTTCCCCAAGAATGTTTCAATTTTTGCAAGCGTTTCGCCGAGTGTACCTGTCATTAAGCCTTTCAGCTTGTCCGCTAATCCTTGTAAAACCGGAAGAATGTATGTGTTATATACAGTCAGCGTTGTTTTTGATATGCTTGAGATTCCGTTTGCAATTGAGTCAAAAAACGGTTTTAAATGCTCGTCATAGAGTTTCTGTATCAGATCGCCAAGCGTCTGTATCGTTGAAAGGATGCCGCTTGTTACGGTTTCAATGACTTTCAGTGATCCTTCGATAGCACTTTTCAAGAGATCTTTGTTATCGATGAACGGTTTTGCAATCATGTTCAGCATATCCCGGCCTAACTTAGCACAAAGCTCTGTAGCGGTCATTTCAATCTCAGCGAAAATTCCGATAATGTCAGCTGTCAGCTGTTGCGCCGTCTCTCCTCCAAAAACAGAAAAAACATCTGCAAAAGCAACTGAAAAGTTTCCGATGATATCTGAGATATCCGTTCCGATGTTAAACATATCAACGATATATTTTTTTATCCTGTCCGTATTTTGAGATAAGTATTTTGCTATTCCACCGACAAGGTTCTGCGCTATAGTCAGCCCAATTCTTGCTATAGAACCGGTTATTTTTCCCAAATTCAATGCTAACGAATCAGCAAACTTGCTTGATGCATTTAAAACAGCCGGATCAGTGAATATGTTCTTTAAAGACTTTTTTATCGAATTTATGTTCTTTTTAAGATCTTTCAGCATAGGCTTATAATCGCCAAGGCCCTCCCAGAAGCCTTTTTTGAAAAGGTCTGCAAGTTCTTTAAAACGCTTAACGATTCCATCAAGAACCGGACTCATTTTTGAGAGAGTATCTTCACCTTTTGCCAGATTTCCATAGTCTACATTCCCAACGGTTCCACCAAGGCCGCCGGATGTTTCTCCAGTTCCTTTTCCGGCAGATGGAGAGGAAGTAGAAGTTGCAGTCTGAGAAGAATATCTGCTAATCTCATCGAGCGGATTAAGATATCCATTCGCCGCTTTCGCCGCATCTTTTGTGGCATCGGCAACATCTTCCGTAGAATCCGCTAACTTACTAGCGTTATCTGCCGCTTCTCCGTAAGCATCTGCCGTATCCTGCACGCCGCTTACATCACCTGTGAGACCTGCGCCGCTCGAGCTTGTGCTGCCAGAAGATTTCTTGCCAGTGATTAACTCCGTGAATGACTTGAACGCATTTGCCAGAGTTGCCAGCTTACCGAGCAAGATATTAATTACTTTCAGTATAGGCGTAAAAATATTAATCAATCCCTGTCCGACTGTTGCCTTGAGAGACTGCAACTGCAACTGCATAACTCTTACCTGATTCGCCCAGCTACCAGAAGTACGAATGAAGTCACCGGACGCAGCTGATAACTGTTTCTGAACAAAAGCCAGACGGAGGGCAACTTTCTCCTGCTCTGTCATCTCAGATGTGGTTTTTCCGTAGCCATTTGCCAGCGCATACTGGTCGAGGGCAGTCTGGGTCATTACCACGCCGAGATCTTTCAATGTCTCGGTCTCACCTGTAAACACTGATTTCAGCTTGATGTAAGCCAAGTCTTGACTGATGTTATAGAACGATGCTACATCACCAGTCAGCTGTGTCAGAGCTGTTGACATATCATAAGCCTGCTGTTCCGAGAATCCGAACGACTTGGACATTGCTCCGAACGTGCCGACATACTGTTTTGCCATAGTTTCTGACAGGCCGGCAGATGTCATGGCATTCTTCGCGAATTCATTTACCTTGTCAGACATGGTTGTAAATGTAACATCAACCACGTTCTGCACTTCCGCCAGATCAGAGCCAAGTTCCACGCATTCTTTTCCAAACTGCACCAACTTGCCAACCGCAAACGCCCCACCAATCAGCAGGCCAATTCTTTTTACAGCGCTTCCAAGGCCGTTAAATGACTGTTTTATAGCTGATACGCCTTTTTGGACACCGGTTGTATCCATCCTGGTATCAATAATGACTGAGCCATCAGCAGCCATGTGTTCACCTCCTAACTATTTGAGGTTCAACATCTCATTCAGCGCATCCTTGTACGCTTGCTCCTCATCGCTGAGACGTGTTTTTATATCAATAATGTTCTTGTTTTCCTGATAGAATTTCTTTTCCCATTTGTCCAGGCGTTCACGTTTTGCCTTTTTTGACCGGATTCCAACAACCGTGTTGAACAGGCATTCACCAGATTCCATAAAGTATCCAAAAAACGTCCACCAGTGCATATATGGTATGGATCTGATTTCTTTGCCAGCAACCTTGTTTACAGCCGGAACGATCATATCTCCGTCTTGTTCCCAGTCCATTAATCGGGGCTTTGGATGGTTTGGATTATCGTCAGATTGTCCACAGTCGATGAACTCTGACGCTTTCTGACAGGACTCGTCCAGGTACTCAGGCGGTATACTTTGCCAGTCCTCATACAGAATTTTCAGCATTACCTCCATCTTTCCGTATTCATCCAGTTCTGGGTCGTTCATGGCAATGAGAATATCAATGATTGCTCGAAAGTCCGTTCTGATAGAAAAATCCACCCCACTTATGTTAAGCGAGGTGGGAAGCTCATAGGCGGTCATTTTGCGTACTTCTCTGTGTACTTATTGACGGCTGCCTGCATTTTCTTTTTTCTTTTTTCGATTTCCGGTGCGATTGCTTCCGTGATCTTATCCAGGACAATGTAAGCGAATACCTGCCCATTGCCGAACACAGTAGTTGCCGTAATCGGCTCCTTGAACAGGTCTCTGGATGCTTCATATCCGAGCAGATAATTAAGCTTATCCTCCATCTGTGCGTTGATCTCAGCCATCTCTTTTCCAGATGCTACTTTTTGTATAGAGTCTTTGAGCTGTTCAAAGTACTCTGCCAGCTCTTCCGCACGTGCTGCTACATTAATGTCTGTTGGATTCAGTTTAAAAGAAGAGAAGATTTCTCCGTCGTTATTAGTAAAGGTGAAAATGAGAATTCCATCATCGATTTTAGTGTTGATTACTTTTGCCATTCAGTTCGTCCTCCTTGCGAGATCATTCGCTGTCTGCTGTAAATGCTTTTGTAGAGATGTCGAATGTTCCTTTTACACGCTCACCAACATAGTTGACGGTGAACGGGATCTGATAGCCGGATGTATCGCCGCCATAGGAGGTCGGAACAACATAACAATCCTGCTGATATGCTTCATACTTGCCTGCTGTAGCTTCTGTCCAGAGATGAGCTTCAACTGCTTTTGTTTTAAGGTTGTCGTCTTTGAGACGTCCATCCACAATTTTCTGTAATGCTGTGAACAGATCAGAAGTAGTATCTGCATAAAACGGATCAGCGTCAGAAGAAACTTCGTAGCCATTGTGTTTAAATGTGGATTCTCCGAGAATGTTTTTAGAGGTTTCGGTATCTGGATTGAGTTCTACATTGTACTCTTCCAGATCTTTTCCAAGACGCTCATATTTCGGTGTCAGTCCTCCACAGAGGGAACCTGCGTCGATATAGTGAGCCATATATTTACGGTCAATCTTGCCTGTAACTGCCATAGAAATGTCCTTTCTGCCTATAATCTTTAAAAGGCTGTGTAGGTTAGCGACTATCTCTAATTGATAGCCGGTTGTTGCTTGTTATATTACTTCATAAGTGTTTTCGTAGCGTACCGACAATGGTAATAGCCAATCCTGTACTCCACTCTCCTGCGGTTCTAAACCATAGGAGTTGTCACGGGTGATACGTTTTATCACTCGTCCCTGCGAAAGTTCAGGAAACGCATTTAAGCGTGTCTCAGAGCCATTTATGACAACTGGTTCTCGACATATCCATTTACCGAGATTGTCAAGGAACTTCTGAACAGATAGCTTCTGTCGTTCCTTGTCGGATGCTGTTCGGTATACCACGTAAAATGGGTACTGGCATACCTGATGCATTGTTCCACAAACATCTTCTTTTTCCTTATAGACCAAAGCTCCATTATCCGCTGAGAACGCAATTCCTGATTCTTTGCCAAGTTCCTCAAATTTGATTGTTTCATTTTCATACAGCCCCGGATACTGGTTCAGAAGTGCTTTCATGGCATCTGTCAGAATCTCATATCCAGTTGCGTCTTTTCCAATGGGTTTATCCGCCATGTCTGCCACCTCCTGCCTGTGCTTTTACTTTACGAATCCATGTGCTACCGTATTGTCGTTTAGCAGCATCGAACCACTTTGCCTGCGCCTGTGGGTGAGCCTGCTTGGTGTATTCAAGATTTTCTTTTGCGGCTGTCTGACCAGAAAACTGACTGACAAGGACTTTCTTTGCTCCACGTCTTGCGTAGGGGCTTCCAGTTGCTTCATCGACCATTCCTTTTTCTTCATACAGAAAACGTCCATAAGGAGCCGCCGCTGCGCATACTTTCCCAGTTCCTTGCAAGGATGTACTCTCAACTCTTGTTCGATTGATAAAGTCACCTGTAATCATCGGCATAAACGGAACCATACTGTCCATGACCATTCCATCAAGGAGGTACTGGGCTTCTCGATACTGTCTGGAAAACCTGTCCATATTCAACTTTATTTTCATATCTCCGTCAACTATGGAGAATCCTTTGAAATGATGAATCTTACTCATATTACTTACCCAGAATCTCAAAATGTGGAATCAGTGTATATGGACCACCTACGCTGGTAATCTTAAACACGTTATCCTTGTTCTCGTTCATGTACTGGTAGAATCCGTTCCGATAGTCACTGTCAGTTACCGTTCCACCAGTCCACTCACCCTCCCAAAAGAATGATTCGTCCGAGAATGTGATAGTGTCTTCCAGAGCGTTGTTAATCTGCCTTTTCCACTCTTTAACTGGCACCCATGGGAGAATCTTGCCATTCTTGTCAGTAATGGTTATATCGCCATTCTGGACAGTGTATCGAACGTGTAACTGTGCGTTGTCAGTTGCGTCTGGTCCGTACTTTTTGAGGATTGCTCCCTTGTCCGTAATGAGGTCAACACCAGATAAAACATGAGGATACCAGTACGCATCTCCTGTCGTGGCTGATTCGTAATAATTAAAAATCGTCACCGTTTTTTCGTACATGATACCCTCCTATCCTTCACATATTGCTTTTGAAAATCTGTCGTGGAATGCCTTGATTCTAACAATATTACCTTTGCATTCTTCCGGCACTTTCCCGTAAAAGACAATGCTTTCTGGGTGTAATCGTTCAATCATAGCATTATAGCCGGAAAGAAATAGTTCTTTCTTTTTCTTGCTATTCATGCAGCCAACTGAAGATACCGCCACTGTTCCACCCTCTGGTTCTCCATCAAAACACCAATCGTAAGAATCAAGTGTACTCCATGATATTGTTGGAATAACACGGCAACCATATTCTTGCAAATATGCACCTATCCAGTGCTTGCGGTAATGGTTGTATATCTGGATAGCTTTAGGGAAGTCGGTGTAGGTGCTGAAATCTGGTGTTAGAATGTACCGGAATTTGCTCAGCTTATCCACGTACCTGTCTGGATTTCTCCATAGTGCATCAAACTGATAATCGTCCAAAAAGAAATGAACAGCTTTCTCTTCTGGATTATTGCATTTTCCTCTGGCATAATTAAAACCGACAAATTCGCAATTGCCCTCGAATGTCTCAGGTTGTATCTGCGGTATACCATATTCACCAATGCCAGGAAAGATACGGCGGTTTAGATTTTCGTAAGCTATGCTTGTCTCTTTATTTGCCATAGGCTATTTTCTTCGACGTCTGCGGCGGTTTACGCGGTTGACTTTTGCATCTGCTCTCGAACCACTGGACAGCGTCCTGTTCGATGCTGTTTCTCTGTCTAAGAATGTATTTGTCGCCTTACGATCAGCCTTATACGCTTTTTGATCTTTTCTCATCTCAGACGCGGAGATATTTTTCACAGTAGCACCGTTGGATACTGCTCTTTTTTTGAATTCACTCGCAGACATATTCAGCGGAGTAGGCTGTGGCGCACCACCTATTCCAATCTGATAGTAGTGCCGCCCGTTCTTGTTTGAGAAATAATACCTCGTTGTTTCACCATTTCTGATTACATCAAGTCCGCTGGTTCCGCTGGAACTTAGTCCACTACTTCCACCACGTCCACCCATAAAATCACTCTTTCTGCACTGTCTGCTTAATAACCTGATTCACACCAGTAGCCGACAATCCGTTAAACATACCGACCGCAACTGCTGTTATATAGTCCGTTGCCGGGAAATCTGGGATAACTCCCATTCCGACAGCTCCGAGAATTCCACCAATAATTGCCATGATTACTGGGATCCATTCATCAGAGATTCTTTTTGATGCTTTACAGCCCATTCCTACAATGTAGCAAATCATAACGATTGCGATACATGAGCCTAATGTTGAAATATCCATCATTTACCACCCCTTAACGCCTGAATAGTATTCATAAAATTAGCTGTATTTTTAGCCATTTTCTCAATATTTTCAGGCTTTTTAAGCTCTTCAATAGTTTCGCGGAATGCCTGCTTTACTTCAGGGTTTTCTCTGAATATCTTTTTCATGTTTTCTCTTGAGCATTCAAGGCAAATGCCGGTACTCCAATATGGTTCAAGTTCTTTTCCACACTGTCTGCATTTCATACTCACACCCCCGCATAAAGAATCGGTATTCCATCATCCGTCCTTACTCCCATCAGAAGCGGTAACGCTGTCTTAAGAAGCAAGTCGTTCGTTTTCTGTACATCTCCGGCGGCGGCATACACCGCACTCCATTCCTTTGCACTCGCCCCAATCTGCTGAGGTGTTGCATAGGAAATGGATTCACTACCAGATGATACAGAGGTTACAATGCCCGTCGTGCTACCACCGGACCCGATTGCGGTTGACGTACCGCTCACAGCGGCATTGGTAGCATTCTTCTCAGCAAGCTCAATCTGATACATTAATTCAGCCAGTGAACAGACCGCCTTTTTGATACGCTTCTGTGAGCGTTCATTTGTCGGCAGTCCGTTCACCAACCTGTCAAATGTCATTGTGTTCACAAAATCACTGGCTCTTTCTACCAGTCGTGGAAAGTCGGATTCTGGCACGACTGAACCGAAATATGAAGTTGTGTAAAATTCATAATCTGCATAAGCCATGCCAGTTACCTCCTATTCGATAATCATTTTGCTGTTACGCTTGCGCTTCCGGCATTCAGCGCCTTGTATGTTCCATCACACTCAACTACTGTAATCTTCTGTCCGGTTGCCGCCTTAATGTCAGCTTTTCCATCCCAAGTACTCCAGTTTCTGAGATTCTGTCCATATCCAACTGTTGCTGCTTCTGCCGCAACTTTGTATTTGTACACATTATTAGCGTTTTCCTTAGCCGGATTTACAGTAATTTTTGTGTCACCGCTTGCTGTTCCTGCCACAGATGTTACTGTCAGCGTGCCAAGTGTCGGTGTTTCGTCAATGGTAATTACTGCGATTGCGTCAATGTACTCTGCAAAAAGAGTAAGCCCCATAACTGCAAACGCTTCGGAAACTGCTGTGTGGTAGTTACCCTGCGTATGGAATCCGATCAGGTTTGTCTCACCAGATACGGTATACACCAGACCTGCTCTTGCAAAGTCAGACTCGTTCGGGTCAACATAGTAAAGTACGATGTTCTCAACAGGAGTTGCAATAACCTGTCCTCTTGGAATCTCACTGTCAGATAACAGGAAAATGGTGTTGAAGCCCATGAAATCCTTCATGTACTGGAAACCGAACTGGTTCTGAATGGTGATCTCAGCCGCTCCGAGATATTCATATACGTCCAGAATATTCACAAATCCAACAACGCCAGTCACATTTCTGTGCATCTGCTTGAATTTGTTTTCTACTCGACCCTTAGCCATTGCCAGAGCCATCTGGAATGTGGTTTCTGTGGAAGTAAGCGTGCCGGTTTTCAGATAGTCGTAAAATCTGCCGGTAACATCAGTCTGAAGCTGGAAGAGGAATTCATCATCGGTCATCTGAACAGCATTCTCATAACCGTGATCCTTGATCGCTTCGATAGATACAGCCTTTGCGTACTTTTCGATAGTCATTTCCGCATAGGCCTTTTCTTTTACGGTAAACTTGCTGTAAGGGATTTCCTCACCCTCACCAACATTTCCACTCTGTAAAGTACCCTCTGCGTATTTGGACTTGAGTACAGCGCCCGGCTGTTTTTTGATAGGTCTCATGATACCCAGAATGTCACGTAAGTGCTGCCAGTTTCTTTCGAATCTGGTGACAAAGTCAATCTCACGTGCTGTGACCTGGATATCATTTGTCATAATAAGATTTGTTTTTGCTGCCATATAAAAAATCCTTTCTACCCATAATTGTTAAGGTATTGGGTTAGCGGCTATACTCTGGTGTATAGTCGGTGTAAAAAATCACTGGAATAACTGGATATTCTGAGCAATCGCAGCCTGTCTCTCGGACGGGTCTTTGATTGCTTCAATATCTTTTTTGGTCATACTTCCCGGTGTCTGCTGCTGTCCAACATGAGTGGTAAATCTTGCCTGATTCTGCTGAGCCTGCTGCTGAGATTCATCTACGAAAGCGGATGCGTCAGACTGCTTCATCTGTTCGATCAGGTCATTTAATCCAAGGATTTTACCGTCTTTCAGCTTAAGACCTGCTTCTTTAATGTCTGCCATAACAGATTTCTTTGCAGCTTCACTGGAAAACTTAACATCATCGAGTGCCGCTTTGAGCGCATCTGAGAAATCTCTGTCGTAGATTTTTGCGTTAAACTCTTTCTCTGCATCCTCTGCTTTTTTCTTCCATCCAGCAAGCTCTGTCTGAATGTTCGCCGGGTCGATACCGTCAAAACCTTTTAAGGTTTCTTCTGCTGTCTCGGCACGTTCTTTCCAGCCATCACGCTCGCCCTCGACTTTTGACAGAGTTTTTGCTACTTCCTTAGCATTTTTATAATGCTCGGAGAGTGCTTTCTTCACATCTGCCTGTTTGTCTTCCGGGATTTCAATTCCAAATGATTTTAAAGTGTCAATAAGTTTCTGCATATACATCCTCCTGGTCGTGTTTATTGACCTGCCGCCGCAGGTAAATGGATTAAGCCAGTTAGACCACTGGCAGGGTAATCGGAATGGCAGGAATCGAACCTGCGACGCTAGTTTATACGTTGCTCTACCGCTGAGCTACATTCCATTAACCCGGATTCCCGGGTTAGCAAGGTGTTTAACGTGTCATGCCTGCCACGAGTTGTTTCGGGCGCCTGTTCGCCCATTTACCTTTTACAAGGAGGTGTGTACTGTCTATATGATCGCATAGACAGTAATGATACGTGCCGGGAATTGCACCCGCTTTTCAACCTCATGCGTCTTATGTGACAATCCGGTCACTGCATTTTCTATTAAGGACACGCATCAAAGAAAGGAGGAATCAATGAAAAATGTCTATGTCAAGTGGATGCAACCACTTACGAATCTTCCCTATGAATATATTTTACCACAGAACCTCCAAAAAGTTGTGGTACATGTTTTAGCTAATTAGAGCATATCCCGGAGCTTTTCCACGTATCTCTTAACAAGATCACGTTCCTCCCGGCACTCCGCGTCCTTGGACATATCGCTCATTTCTGTTGTGAGTTCTTCCAGATGTTCTTCCAGAGCGGCAAGCATCTTTCTCTTGCAGTCTTCAGATTTGCCGGAACGATAGCTCTGTTTCTGTGTCATATAGTCGTCATAAGCATCTCGTCCGTCAGAACGGCTGTAATGTCCTCTGACATAATGCTCACCACGTCTGGCATAAGAACTGCCCCGGTCGTAATCCGGCATCATTCTGCCGTCATTTGCACTGTATCTCCCCATGCTGTCGCGCTTTCTTCCACGTTCGCTGTAATCGTCATTATAGCCGCCACGCATCTCATCAAGAACGGTGTTGTAATACTCCACTTTCTTGTCCCAATACTGCGTGTTCTTGATATCTTTATACATGTCAATCAGCTTATACGTCATATCCAGATTTCCGGTGGTCAGTCCATTGTCAGCGATTTTGGAAAGCTCGTCTTCGATTCTTGCGCATAAATCCTTAATATCTCTCATAACTGCACCTCCTACGCTTCTCTGGTCACAACAATGTTTGCGTTCGCAACAGAAATTGCCTGATCGCTAGTGTTCTCTACTGCGATGTTGACGCAACATCCACGAGGCACGTCAATATAGATGCCAGAGGACACATTGTTATACTGATCAACTGCTGCCGGTGTGGAAATCATCTGTGAAGATAATACAGGTTCGCCAGAGATTGCAATAGCCAGAGAAATGGCTTCGACAGTACCGCCTGTTGGAATTGCGATATTACCAGAAAAATCCACGAAAAATCTTGCTTTGCACTGGTTAGTCAGTCCTCTCAGTGTAATAATTCCACTTCCCTCTCTGTGCTGAATGCAATTAGAACCCTTAACTGCTGTGTTTGAAAATACTACGTTTCCATTTGCTGCTACAGTCTGAGCAGCTACATTTGTGAATTCTGCCATAATTTTTTTACCCCTTTCATATCACAAAAGGACAGGCCTCAGCCTGCCCCTCTGTGTAATACGGCATAAGCCGACATTCGAATTAATCGAAAGATACTCTCGATATGAAGTTATCAACAATTACATCCAGTGTTGCATCCACATCCGTAATATGTGTTCGGGTTAGGAACCTGATATGCCGGAATCGGTGCCGGATTGATTGCATTAATAAGCTGCTGTGTCTGTGAAGCCATTGCAGTTGTAAGTAATGCGCTCTGGCGATCCTGAGAAGCAGCACGTCTGAGATCATTGTTCTCGGCCTGCAGGTTAGAAATCTTTTCATTGCAAAGATAATCAAGAATGGCTCTTGTTCCGGCGTTCTGGCTGTCGATAATGTCTCTTGTGTTGCTATTCATGGTGTTCTGCAATGCACAGGTGTTCTGCGCCATGTTGTAGTTTACACCCTGGATAGCTTCTCTGGTTTCACAACAGCAGTTCGCAAGCTGTGCCTGTAAATCATTGGTGTTCCGCATGTTCGCTACAGTATCAGCATTAATTGCCTGCTGGATTCCGAAGCCAGTCTGCATGATGTTTGTGTTGATTCCATTAAATCCGGTAAGCATACCATTATTCATGGCATAAAAGCCGTCGCACAGGCCGCTGTTGATTCCGTCAAGCTTGCTGATTACCGCGGAATTGTCAAATCCTCTCTGGATATCTGCCTGAGTAGCTGCTGTGGCTGCATATCCGCCGCCATTGCCGCTATTGCCCCATCCGTTGTTTCCCCATCCGAAGAAAGCAAAAATGAATAAAACAATAATCCACCAGCTACCATCTCCGCCAAACATGCCGTCATTATTTCTACCGTTTCCAGTAGCAGCGGCAATATCTGCTAAGCTATAATTTCCATCCATAATATAATCTCCTTTTTGTGTATTTACATCAATCTGGCCAGATTGTAATGTACTATTTCATTCTTTTCAACATGTGCTGGAATTGTCCTGCCATCTGTTGAACTTGATTAAGTTGCTGCTGAGAAATCCGTCCAGACTGTAACATCTTCTGAACTTCTTCCTTCGGGTCTCCCTTGAAATTCTGCTTAAACTGCATAAACTGCTGTATCATCTGCATTGGTCCGTTTCCCTGCGGCATCCCACCACCAAGCACGTTAAATAATGGATTACTCATCTGCATTTCCTCCCTTGGCTGCTGATTCCTGTGTGGTATTAACCCTAACAGGTTCAGAAAAAGAATTTAATCGGTTTATGATAATTTCATATTTGCCCTTTAAATCGTCATATTCCTGTCTGGTGACATATTTGTCCATGTTCTGAACAGGCTGTTTAGGCGGCATCTGAGTGCCTACCTCATGGTATTCAAACGTCCGTAATGGCTGTGGCATACCGGAAACGTCTGTGGATTTTATATAGAATTTCTCTGATTCTGAATCCATCAGCAAGACACTTGTCCCGGGTGCTACCAGATATGATTTTGCACCGACTTCGCCAGATACCCACAGGATACCATTGTTATTCTGCTGTGGTTGTTGTACTGGTTGAGCTGGCATCTGGACAGGCTGTTGCTGGAACTGATTCATTTGCCCCGGAACGCCAAAGCTGTATTGATAAGGATTGTTATATAATGCCATCTTATACACCGCCTTTCTGATTATATTTTTGCATAAAAAAAGAACCGGAAACAGTTCGTTTCTGGCTCTAATTAGTGTCTAAAAAGTATCAGCATACTTTAATTATTTTATTGTTCACCCGGCGGCTTAATCGTTTCGCCGTGGATATGCTCACATTCATCTGTTCAGCGCAGTATTCAAGAGTGCGTTCCTGGCATCTCAGCCGGAACAGTCTTTCTTCGTCCGGTGTAAAATTACACTCTGTCAAGAACCTGTCTATATCTTTCTTGGTGAATACATATAACTTCATGAGCATACCCCTTACTAATGCTAACGTTGATTCTGCGCAAGATAATTTGTAAGCTTCTGTTTTGTTTTTTTTAATTCCTCCACATTATTCCCACTGATCTGACTGTCCAGCATGGTTGATAACACTTCCAGAATTAATGAATCTCGTTCTGCGATTCTCCGAAGGCTTTCATAATCTCGTCTATCATGTTCTTCCAGTGTCTCTACTCGCTTATTGAGTCGGAATGCTGGTGTAATCCACTTAAAGATTACGGCTGCCGCCCCTCCGACAATGGACACTCCTCCGCAGATAGAGAGGAAAATCTGTATAAATTCTGATATGCTCATTTAGCTACTCCTTTTCCCAGTAATATACCGGAATCTCATTACCGCTATCCCATGTATCAAAATATTTGCCCTCTTGTACCGTCACCACATGACCATCTATGCAGAGAATGTATGTGCCTGCCGGATGATCTGTGCAAAAGTCGTTGACTGTATAGATATATCGTTCTGACTGTTCAATCAGTTTGCGTCTGTATCCATGCTTATAGAGATACGCTCCCCAGACGTAATTAGCTGATGGCATATCTGACAGAGTACATGCCTGTACCATCAGCCCGGCGAATACTGTTTCCCAGTCGAACCCGGTTGCTTTGCATATTGCCCGGACAACGCAATCTCCTGTTCTCTTATCCTTAACAGGATTCGGATTGTAATACTCCCATCTATCCATCAGTCAATCCCCTTTGCTGTTTTATATCTCTTTGCCGCTCCTCTGGCTTTAGCGGCGTTCTGACGATTCCACTTCGCAATCATGAGCCGGTCTTGCAGTTCCCTCAGGTCGTTCTGCTTGCAGTAATCTTTATATGCAGCATTTTGTTTCTGCAAAAGATAAGACTTCCGGTCAAGGTCTTGCTGTAATGCGAATTTTGCCTTTTCATTCGGTGCATTGTCGACTCCTGCTTGCAGCCCAAGAACTTCCCGCTTCGTTTTACGGATTCTCCGCTCATAAGTACGTTGCCGCTGTTCCTTTTCGTACTGTTTGCCTTTGTCAGCTTTATCCTGTGCTGATAGTTCTGCATAGGGGTTGAATTCTCCATCACTGGCTCCAAAACTGTGCCGGCAGTTGACCCCTGACAGTCCACTTGCCGTCCCATATCCAGTCAATGAGAACGGCGGAAATTTCTTACTCTTGCCAGAACGAGAATATATCTTGCCTTGCCACCATGAGTGATTTCCCGGATTCTCACCGCCGTCACCCGTTCTGGCTCCTATATGTGCACTGACTAGAATCAAATCCCAGTCCATTTCTTCCATGCGCTTTAGGGATATATCTCCCGTAGCCTGTGCCACACCAGTTCTGACAGAACGTGCAACTGCTGTTTCAATCGTGTCTTTTCTACCAGATGGATATGTGACGGTAACGCCATCACTTACAACGTTATTAACTGCTTCTTTAATGGCTTGCGTATACCCAACCGCCCCAGTCATTACATGATTATATGCAAGATCACATTGCTCGATATAGAGCCTCTGAGCGGCACTTGCGGTTGTTCTTGTGAAGTTTTTCCACTCGCCCATGGTCGCAAGCATATTCCGCTCCATAAGTCTTATCATAGCCGGGGACTGTTCAAGCGGCGCAGGGCTTAACCCTGCCGCCTTGTATACCTTGTCATCGTAATTCATTGCAGTGATTCCAGCATCCTCAAACGCTTCAAGAAGCTCCTGCTGTTCACGCTTGGTATATTTGGATAATTCTGACAGAATATCCTCTAGCAGTTCACCGGATTCCTGTAGCGTTCTAATTCTCCATGCATCAGCATTGGTCAGAATATAATCCTCACCTCTGCCGATTCTTGCCATCATTCTCGACACAATCTCAGAGATGATATACTGATGCAATTCTTCGGCAATTTGTTCACTGCCCTCTGTTATTCGGCGTAAATATTCAGGACTAAGCATAGTATATCACCTCTTTCGATAAATGTTGTGGTACATGTTTTAAAAATATGCTACAATCAACCTATTAAGGAGGTGTCGCAAAATGTTTTTAAAATTAAAAGTCCATTGCACTTGTGGATGCTGTTATTACATCAGTGAAAAAATTGCTGTAAGCAAAATCACCTGCCCGAACTGCGGTGTTGAATATCCGTACTCTGAAAAAGCTATCAAAATGCTTAAAATAGCAGATGAGATTAGTGACGGTGGTGATCCTGTTCTACCTAATAACTCCAAAATTCGGACGGAAGTTGTAATGCCTGAAGATGATACTTATGTACCTCCTTCTGTATCCGATTTTTGGAAGAAACATAAATAACTTAATTCTGTTACAGGGAGCACAGCAGAAAATGATGTGCTCCACTTTTTTTACTTAATTCGCTAAAGACCCATTTAGTTAATTAGTGCGGTCTATGATTACATATAACATCCCAATGTAATGTTTTTCCAGTAGTGAGTTGAACTCCATGGTTTATCAATTGAAAATATATTTTATTAGGGTTTTTGAAAACACTAATATAACCATATTTTGTAACACTTTCACCATTATTTTTTAAGAAATCACCAAGCCCACAAGTTGACATTTCTACCGAACAATAGTCTCCGCTTTCGTTAGTGCATATATACTTGTTTTCAGGTTTTTTAAACACATAATTTTGCTCTTGATTCACGGAAACTTTCACTTCATTGTTTGGAAGTGTTACTTTTTCCATGCCATATATTTGAAGCTGAAAACCATATAGAACATCAGCTATAATATCAGTAAGCATATTATAATCTACGGAAACACTTAAAACATCGTCTATGCAATAACGTCGAGTTTCTTCGATTCCTTCTTTCGCAGAAGATAGGTCATTGCCAGTAATTGTCATGGGAATATATAATATATTTTTTGACACAAATTCAGTTTGACCTATATAATATCCGTCAGCATCAATTGTTACACCTCCACATTTGACGAGCAACATTTCTTGCTTTGCTGTCGGATACACAGTTCCGTCAATATCAATTCCATGTGATCCCCCACTAAATTTTGTAGTTGCGCTCCAATCATTTTCTCGAATGGCAATTGGCCCGACTACATCAGATGGGAAAGTTCCAAAATCTTTATAGTTATATAGTTCGCCATATTCGTCGAATTTTCCGATGTAACAGGCGTTAAAATCGAATAATTTATTAACGTATACATTTTTAAACACTCTACACAAATAGATATTACTTCCAATCTTTGAAAAAGTTGTATAACACCCGTCGGAAACATACAGCCCGTATCGGTCATCAATAATCAATTTTATACTTTCTTCAATTGCGTATCCGCCATACACAGTTGAAGATGTGATAAGCATGTATCCATCAATCGGTGAAGTAATATGTTTTTCAGTAGTAATCTTAGTTCCACTATTACTACCTGCAATAAAATTTTCATAAGGACTTGTTTCACCTTTTACGGTTGGATATTTTTTTGAAAAAATGACCAGTGGAGATGTGTTATTCCCGTCCGACATACCACAAACGGTATAACGCTTTCCTTTATGGACTTCATATGCTTTTGCTTCCTTATATTCATTTGCATACAATACACACAATTTATAGTCTGTATTGCAACTCCAATATAGACCTTTTTTCTCAAACACTGGTGTTAAACGCGTGTGATTTGCAATTCTTATACAATTATCTAAATCTTCCTTTAGTGAACTAGCTTCCTCTTTCAACGACGCAACATCAGTCTTGTTCTGTTCAATCTGCTGCGCCTGTTCTGTCGTGGCTCCAGGCTTGACTGGATTCTTTTCGAGGTACTCGTTTACTGCGGCTTTGATTTCTTCCGGTGAAATTTCACCGCCAATTCCTTTTAAGCATAATTCGTATAAATACTTCTCTTTTCTCGTGATTGGCTTCGGAATTTCTCCTGTATAATCGCCTGTCAGATATGCGAGGTACTTTTCTTCTCGCGTTACTGGTTTATCTGCCATCTTTTTTACTCCTCTCCGAATAATGTTGGTTCGTCTGGCTGAGCTTCTTTGACCATTGCTTTCGCATCGTTTTCCGTCATTCCTTCAAACTTTACGAAATACATCCACGCCGGAACCTTGCCCTGTGTAACATACTGCCACCATCTTGCACGGTCTTCTTCTCTGTTGTAAGTTATGTCTCCGAAGTCGTATGTTACTTTATACGCACCAATCGGAGCTAGACCGTACAGATCGGCAAAAACATTAAGTGCATAGATTACGCTATTCAGACTATCCTCCAGCTTATCCCGAACGTCCTTGATAAACTGAATTGTCCGTCGGTCGTCTGCTTCTACCTGCGTAGCCGTCACCATACCGGTTTTTTCATTAAAAACAAAATATCCGTTGGAGAATCCAATTTTATATCCCATCTGGTTTAAAAGGACATTTATACCGACTATACGGATATCTGTGTTGAGTTGCGGATTGATTTCTTGATAAAATTCTTTCTCATCCTGTCCAAACACGTTCTTGACATAATGTGGCAATTTCATCTCATTTCGCCTGTTCTCCATACCCCGTGGTGACATGGCTGAAACAGGTGTACCGCTTGGCATCAGCAGTCTATCATCTAACAGAGCAATCTTCTGAGAGTCTTTAATTTCCCCCACGTTCCGACTATACGCAACATCAAGATCCCCCAACTCCTCAATGGCTTCGGAAAATATCGGTAAGCCCAGTGGTGTACTGATATCCACATTATTCGCCTGTGGTGTCCGTAAAACTCCGTACAATGGTCCGTCCAGCTTCTCACCGTTTGCTTTGAGGATTGGTGGCGTATCTGCCATAAGGTCAGCCCATTTGGTCTGTTTAAGGTCAATTTTGTCACCGATTGACTGAGGGGATTTTGATACATAGGCTCTATTTGATACATAGTACGGATAAGTCGTCACGCCATCCACAGTGGTCTCAACAAATCTATGATATTCAAGCCGTGTGTAGTATTTCCGTCCAACAGTATAGGAATCTTTAAATATAATCCCTTTGATCTTCTGGTTATCATAATCCACAATTATCACATCTGCCGGAGTAAATACATCAAGGCTCTCGCCGTTCGGCTTAATAAAAACTGTTCCATAAGCACAGCCATATTCTACCCAGTGACGTATTTGGAAATATACCTTGTCAATCTGCTCCTGTAACCACGCAGCTCTTGCAGAACCGTCAATCTGGATGCCGATTGCCAGCGTTGCGAGCCGTGCTGTCTCTGAGCAGACAGATTTCGCAAAATTAATCGTCTTGATATTGTCCTTATCATCTAACCATTCCGGCGCGCCCCTGTAGATGTTCGCACACCGGTTAATCAGTGATTCCATTTCTGGAAATTCTGCTGCTTGGATATTAAAATCCTCTTCGGCTTGTTTTTTGAAAATCATGTTAAACCACCTTTTTAGTGTTGTTATAAGTCCCATTTAATCTACCTTTTAAAATCCATCCATCTTACAGAAGTATCTCGCACAATAATGTCTTCATATTCTACAACTTTTAAGATTTCGTTAATGTCAGATGATCCATATATTTTTAAACCGATGCTTAAGAATTCATTTATTTTATCTGAAAAGTACCTATCTAACATCTTATGCACTGTGCCCCCTCCTGTTAAATAACGGCTCATAAGCATATCTAAGTGCCGAGATTGCGTGATCATTTCCATCGGGATAGCCACTTATTACATTTCCCTCTTTGTCCCTGTCATACTCATACTCCGTAATTTCTTTGTATGCATTCGGTGTCCGCTTCGGGTCAATGACTATAGTCTTTGTTTGCAAGAATTTAAAACCGTACTCGATACTTCCCGGCCCCTTGATTGCTCCTCTGGCAGGAAGTCCGGCGTCCCGGAAGTCGTTCACGGATTTAGGCTCCGCAGAATCGCATATCATCGTGTAATCATCATAGCCTTTTTTCTTGATCCAATCAGCGGTCTTGGAGTTGCTCCATTTATTTACATACAATTCGTCAATCAGATATATTTTCTCCCTGGCAGAATCGTAATAGGTCCTGAGATAGCAGAAGGCATCCGGGTACCATCCAAAATCTACACCAGCGAAAACACGATCCATGTGACTGATTTCTTCGTCTGTAATATCTCTAATCTCCAGATATTCAAATACGTTTCCGCCGTCACCATTCGGAACACCCAGGTATTCATGTTCATAGGCTTCCGGATTGATTTCTTTCAGATGTGCTGCATCGTCAATAAACTTCTGCCCGAGCCACTCCGCCGGAGCTTCCAGATAACTCGAATGATGAATAACTCTTTTCGGGTTAGGTGTGAGCTTGATCCTGTTTACCCAGTTTGATTTTGATTTTGGTGGGTTATATGATGAAAAATCATAGGATTCATCACCACCACGAAGCACTGACTGATTAACAGAACGTTCCTGAGCATCTCCCTTCATTTGATCTTTTTCTTCTTTCCAGAGGATTCCGATATATCCAAATTCCGGCTTAATAGATTTTAGTTTAGTTTCATCGTCCAGACCACGGAAGTATATTGTCTGTCCCGTTTTAATATACTTGATCTCAAGTGGTGACACCTTACATTCAAATTCTTCCATCAATCCCAGTTCATTGATAGCCCATTTCATGTTAGCATACACAGAATCTTTCAGAGTACCGGCCACCTGTCTTGTAATGCAGGCGTGCATCTGAGGATTATTCTTGATAAGCTCAATAATCTTAAAAGCTACGAATGAAGATTTCAGACCACCTCGACCGCCCTCGAATACATATTCGATATTAGGCTTAATCTGTCGGTTAATATCCACGAATGCCTTGCCGAGTACTCTGGCAGGGAGTTCGTATTTTTCATCATCGTCTTTTGAAGCTGCTGTTAGCTGTTCCCATTTATCTACTGCCTGCATGTTTCCTTTGATAGCTTTATCGTATACAGCAGCTGCAATGCAGGCATTATTGTTTGCGTCCTCATCAGATATTCCCATCTTTGCGAGTTTCTTCTTTGTAGCGGTCGGGGCAGGGTTCTCGGCTATCATTTTTGCTAATTCAGAAAGGGTCTTTTTTTTGCGGCGAGACTGGCCAGAAGCAATGCCGCCTTTTTGACCGTTCTTCACTGCTTCCTCACTGCTTCGACCAGGTTTAAAAGGCTTTAAATTTTCCTCATTTGCCATCCTATCAACATCCAATCATATCCTTTCTGAATTAAGCTATAAAACCCCATAGTAACACTTCTGAGTATATTCTATCACAGGTCAGTAGAAAAGTTGTGGTACATGTTTGAGGAATTTTGTGCTAAAAAAAAGAGCCGGTAAATACCGACTCTCTAATTTTATTCGTTGCTTTGTAATTTTCTGATTACCTTGCCCTGATCTCCCGGACACCCCATGAAGCACTCCGGGCAATATTCGTAAAATGTGCATCTGATACAGTCATGCGGACTGATTGAGCTGCAATATTGATGCAGTACTGTGAATGCTGATATGGCGAGTTGCGGAGTTATTTCTGGTGTAAGTTTGTCCGACATATTTATCACTCCTCCACTCCAAACATTTTCCTCAAATTATGCTGATAACCTTTTACCACCTTTTCGAGGTTTTCATAACATGGTCTCAGCGTGCATCTTTCTTTGTAACCATCACATTTTGTACCGAACAGAATACTGTTTCTGCATATACCGTCTTGACTAGCGCAACATTTATTCATTTTTTTATCACCTCCAATTTATTCTCTGCTTCATGTTAGTTCTACTAATGAAATTTCTCCTTAATGGAATCATAATCAATGAATACTTGCTTTCTTTTACCACATTTCTTACATTCCAAAACAGCTTCCTCAGTATTCCTCCAGTACCAAACCAATTTGTATTTATGCGGTTTGCAGAGGCACTTGATTTTGCAGCCATTCTTTCGCCATCTGTTGAATTTGCTGATTATTGTACAGAGTAATCCGTAAATAATAACAGCAACTACACACATTCCCAACATCATAAAAATTTCTTTTATCGCTTCAATCATTCTTCTGTTCTGTCTGAGTATTTAATTAATGTTCTAACAAGGCTTATAGCATCTTTGAGCTTCTTCTCATTTTCAGTTACGTCTGATGCTTCTACTAATTCATATCCCGGTTCAAGGCTGGCATTTCTTGTTAGTCCTTTATCGCTATAGAACTTTAATATATCCGGGATCTGCTGTTTTTCAAAAGGATATGGATACGCTTCTTTTCCACCGTACCATCTATATCCTTGTTTCTTTGCTGCTTTCAGAATATTTTCATACTCTTCATGCGTTCTGACTAATACACATTTATTTGTCAAATCGATCATCTACTTCACCTCTTCCATCTGGTTTTCTACTGTATCCGCAAGCAACTTCAGCGAATCGAGGAATCCTTCTGATAATGCTGTTCTGTCAACATTTCCGGAAAACGCTCTTACAATGCTTATCGCATCTCTAAGTTTTCCCTCTTCTTCAATAATTTCAGCTGCATCATACAGTGTTTTTTCATCTCCGTTGTAAGTGACCGTTTTATTATCATAAAAGTTCAGCACATTTGGGAATGGAATTCTAATAAAGTCCAGGTTACGGCCTCTGGCCCACACAAATCCCTGCAATTTTGCGATTCTTAAAACGCTTTCGTATTCGTCCTGTGTTCTCACAAACATGCTCTTTCCTGTCAAATTAATCATCAACATTCCCTCCTGTGATCTCATCAATACAAGCATTCCAACCAACTTTATAACTCGGCGGTTTACCTCCCACTTTGAAATACTCGCCGTTATAAAGCCCAGTTACTTTCATTTTCTCCGGCAATGGCTTCAATGGACACCAATCTGGTCTAATACTCAAATCTGTAATATCTCTATTGTTTACTCTACAGAACGGGTGATGCACTCCGCTGCGTAAAACGCATAAAGCACAATATTTTGGCGTATCAATCACTAATACTGATTTACTCATTCAGCTCCACCGCCTTTCACAATTTCATCAATTGTTGTATCTCCTTCTATGCAATATTTTTCAAACAAATAATTCTCTAATTGTTCCACAACCTTGTCCACGTCAAAAACTGTCGGCTGCTTGTTAACACAATCAATAAATTCTTTCTGGTCGGAACTAATGCTATTTCCAATATCCCATATTTTAATATATTCAATTAAGTCGTCCGCATCAATTAGTCTGCTCATATTTTATTCCTCCCACACTCCCAATAACCGCATTCTCTCATACAGTACAGCAACGGTCTTGCGTCTGTATCCGTAGAAGTCTTTCGGATTCATCGGGATATATCTTTCTTTGCTGATTTTTCTGTAACTTTTCCGGCGCAAGATATTCTCAATAACCATATCCGCTATCACCGTATTCTTCGGACAAGCTGACAAGGCGGCACCGGAAAGCAGGTATCCGTACTCTGCCGGAAAGTCTTTCAGCATCGCATTCAGTTTTTCAATGTCCTCTGCCGGAATACCGTAGTCTTTCAGCTTTTTATTCCTTGTCAGCATACCGTTGCTCCTTTCTATTCGTCTGGATGGTGCTTATCGTACATGATCGCCGCGCATACAAGACCAGTTACTCCGAATATAACTCCAAGGGCGAATCCTAATAAGAATGTAATCATGATTTTTCCTCCTCACGCATTATTTCCTTTGCACATTCTCTACAGTAACAACCTTCAAACCCCTCTATTTTATACAGAAAGCACATCCAATTTACGTTCCAGATTCCCTTGTCATTGCATCGTTTACAACTTCCCTGTCCCTCTCCTTTGCATTGCGTTATTTTTATCATGTTCAGTCCTCCTCATAAGTTTCCTTGAATATATCTGGCTTACATGGATAAAACTCACCGTGAACACCGCGGATGATATAATCGCCAATATTTGCCAGATGTTCGCCCTCTAGCGTCTTAATAACCAATCCGCCTGGGACTTTCCATTTGTCGATATAGAAGTTGTCGGATACAATCGGTAAATCAGATGTTATATACTCCTACGGGCAGTTATTATTTGTCAAGAAATCGAATATTTCTCGCTTATTTGTACCAGTCCACTGTACTGCGTCAATTACAACTGGCTTCTTTCTGTACTTCATGCTTCCACGCTCCCATCCTCTGGCATCTGAAAGACCATATTCTTTTTAAAACTTTTTACAAGTTCTTTGAAACCATTGACCTGAATATCGTTTGATTCTACAATTGCTCGATGTCCTGTAAATCCTGTCAAAAAAGTACAAGTAATTTTATATTCTTCATAGGCTTCCTGAATCATATCCAGTACTTTCATGGCTTTTTCTTTTGATGAATAATGCCCGATAACATAATCATCGCATGAATATGAGCAGAACATCTTCGTTACCCCTCCAATATCCACCATGGTGTTGACTACGATTGAATTGTTGAAATTGATTAATGATTCTTTATCCTGACTTCTGATTAACATTTTGTGTCCTCACTTTCCATAGCGCAATTTACAATATAATTCAGTAATTTCTTCTGTCGTCATAGGTTGTGGCTCCCATGGCTTTGGCTGAAACGAATATCCGCATTTGTGGCACTTAATTTCAAAAGGGAAATCTCTATCATCCATAGCGGCACCACATTTTCTGCAACGGATGTATCTCTCTACTTTCTTTGGTTTCGTTTTGAAAAAAGAAGTGTAATTATTATTTTTCATTTTGTACCTTCTCTCAAAATAATGATAATTGGTTATCACACTGTTTCTTCTTCCTGCTGTCGTCAAATTCATTTAAAACGGCTCTAATTGAAACAATAAACGGATGTATACTTATCCCCTCCATTTCGCATACCATTTTGTCAAATTGAAGCTCCTTTCTTACTCTGATAAGAAAAAGTTTTCTGGATTCTTTTTCCAACACGGCAGGATCAATTTCTTCTTTTTCAATTTCGTCTGGTATGTACAGGCTTGGCGAAAGGCAATAATCATTTTCAATTATCTGCTCAATGGAAACTACTTCCTGCTTTTCTCTGTCCTCAAATGTAATGTCTGTTGTTTTCCGATTCTTTTTCAGCACAATAATGCAAGTAGCTATTGATGTGTCTTCAAATGTGTTCCCTGGAATATTTACAACCCTGTCGATTACATTTTGCTCGATAAACCATTTTCGTACCTTCCCTTCTCTTTGTCCTCTGTATAGAATGCCTGGAAACTCAAGAACCACCGCTATCCCCTCGTCTGATAAATGATACAGAATATGTAGCATAAATGCCCAATCTGCTTTTGACGGAGGTGGTAAATCCGGACAAACCTTGAACCGAATATCGTTTCGCGCTCCATCAGGATTCCACTTAACTGAGAATGGTGGATTTGCAACAATGCAATCAAATTTCATTTTTTGAAATTTATCGTCTATAAGCGTATCTCCTGCATATCCTGTAAAGTTTGGGATATTAATCAGCTCCAACTGTTCAGAATCTAATTCTTGTCCGTATTTTTTCACGTTTTCGTGAAATACCCTTAGTAGATTCCCTGCTCCGCAGGTTGGATCGTATACACTATCCGGTTCAAAGTCTATATACGATTTAAGCCTTAATGCCAATTCCGGAGGAGTATAAAAGATTCCGTTATCCTTAAACTCTTTTCGAATATTTTTTATACTTTTTTCTTTCATGAACCACCATGTCCTTTTGTTTTCTTTCCAGAAATATGATGCGCGATCTGCTTAATCTCGTGAAGTCTTGCGTCTACTTCTGAATCGTCCGGCATAAATATGACTTCACTTCTACCAATACTTGCTCTTTGCATTAATATTTCAAATGCTTTTTTTGCTTTTTCAAATGAGCCATATTCCCCTAAATTGCCTGCTCTTGTACTTCCAATCACGATTTTTACAACAGGTTTGTCAAAACCGATGTATATACGCTCTGCCTTATCCAAGTTATAAGCTTCATTTTTTTCTTTGCTTACCGCAATCATTTCCCATCCTCACTTTTCCCATGCAAGCAACTGACACGCTGAGCTGCCTGGTTGGACTGAGCTAGAGGAAGTCTCTGCTTCCGTGGCTTTGCTTTAAGTTTACTGCTCACGCTTCACACACCTCCTAATTTGCCCTGCAACGGCTTCAAACTGTTTAAGCAATGAACTGTCGTCATTTCGGTTTAAAGTCCGATCATGAGCCGGAGAGACATCCCACAAGTCATTCACAAGGACGCCGTGCGCCACGCTGTTGAGTAGTGCGCTTCGATGTGCTCCCGTGATGCTTATGATCTCGTCAAGAGTGAACTCTCCGACATATTCAGTCCCTTTGAACAGCTCATACAGCTTCATGTTTCTTCCTCCTTGTCACGAACTCATATCCTGTCAGCCGGAATGCTCTCGGTGTCTTCGGATGGTCCGTTTCGATCAGTCCATCTGTCCGCAGCATGTCCATGTGGCGAAGCACCGTGGCATTTGACACACCGACGCCGTCAGCAATCTCTTTGTAAGACGGCGCGTACCGATGTTCTTTGATATACCGGCAGATGTACAGATATATGTCTTTGTGAATCTGCTGACCTTCTTTATACTTCTGTTTGTACATTCTTCTCACGCTCCTCTTTCATCTTCTGCGCTCTTTTAAACATTTTTTCGAGATAGTCCGCATAAGCCAATAACATATGATCTACAAACCCGTTTTTTCGATATTTTTCTGACATGATATGAATCTGTTCTGTCACCTGCTGCCAGTATTCATCATTTTCTTCGATTCCGGCAGTCTGAAGAACCAGTGCCGGGAAGTCAATCTGCAAGAACTTAATAGTGTTTGGTATCTGCTCGTGCGTCACTCTCATGTTTATACACCTTCTTCTACCTCAAAACTCTGTTCAAGAAGTCGCTCATTATCCTTGCTAAACGCCTTAATATAGCTTTGTTTTATCGGTCTGATAAAATGTATACCATTAGCGGATTTTGCCCGGGAAACAGCCACATAGAACTGCCCAGGATCCCAACAGCAAGGATCGATGTTGATTTTCTCGAATGTCTGTCCCTGTGATTTATGAATACTGATCGCCCAGGCAAGTTTCACTGGGAACTGAGAGAAAGAACCTACTTTTTTGCGGACAATCTTCTCTTTTACGATCTTCTGACCGTCTTTCTCCTGCTCAGATTCCTCGATAACCTGTTTCTCAATGTCTTTACTGTATCTGTACAGATTAACTGTTTTGCCTTTATCGGTCTTGATAACCAGATAGGATTCCTCAAACTCTCCGTTGTCCACAATTTTCTGGATAATGCCGATTGTTCCGTTTACATAATTCCCGGACAGATCATTAACTGTAATCATCACTTTTGCACCAACATTAAGAATTAAGTCCTCTCTGGCAAATGCGATATTCTTGATATCGGCAGATGTTAACTCACCGTCAACTGCTGCATGAAACACTTTTTCGGTCTTTTTATCCAGTTTCTCGAGGAAAGTGCTATTGATCCGATCAGCCTCAGCATTTGTTCCAACCAGAAACGGCGCTTCCGGTATTACTTTGTTCGATTCGTTATTCTCCAAGTATGCGATTGATTTACGGATATTGTTGCCATATTTAATATCGTTCAACACATACTTGAATCCCTCATCATTCTGCCTGCATACCTCATCAAGTTTGATATATTCAAATCCCATTTCTTTCCAGTATTCAGACATGAAAGCATATCCGTGTTCGTACTTTCCGCCCTTTCCATAATCAGATCCATACATCCGGCAGAGAATTTTGCGGTCATCTGTTGTGATAACTGGGGGAAGCTGATAAAAATCTCCAATTACGATCAGTTGAACGTCTTCTTTATCCTCTCCGTTTAAAAGTCTCTCAACGGCTCTTTCCTCATTTTCTGTGACGATTGTTTTTGCGATCATGTTGAACAAGTCGAACCGGCACATACTGATCTCATCAATAATGAGAACATCTGCTTCTTTCAGAAGTTCAGCTCTGGATTTCACTTTTTTCTTATAGTCCTCAAATTTGATCGAAATATTCAGCGCACGATGCACAGTGGTCGCTCCGTATCCGATATTGTCCGCAGCTATTCCGGTAGTAGCAGATACCAGAACACTTTTACCAGCTTTTTCTGCCTCATCGATGAACGTTTGGATAACTGTTGTCTTGCCGGTTCCTGCATCACCTGTCAGAAAAACATTACTGCCAGACAGCATTGTGTCTAATGCATATCTTTGCTTTTTATTGAGATCATCTTTTTTCATTTTGTAACCACTCCTTGTAAAAATTATGTCAACTAAATATTTTTGTAATATTCAATTAATTTTGCTATAATAAATCTAATTGTATATACTTTTTAATTTTGTAACCAACGTGTAACCGACTTTTTCGACCTATTGGTTACGCCAAAACCCCTTATTTTATGCGGGTTTCAGAGATATGTAACCGTGTAACCAATGTAACCAAGGTTTTCATATAGGAGAATCACTAGAGTATATGTTTTTTATACACTCTCAAACTTTCTCCTATAGGACGTTTTTTTTCGTGTTACAACGGTTACATGGTTACAAATTATGAAAATGGAACATTCGTTCCTTCGCTGGCGGGTGCGAAATCAGCTTCAACTGATCCATTTTCTTGCTCGCTCTCAAGGTCCTTTATGTTAATGACTTTTACTGCGATAAGCCTCATCACGCTTCCTCCGTCCCTTTTTAGCACCGTATCTCTCTTTCCTGTATGCTTAATCAATTCTCGATTAATTGCCCAGGCAGAAAAGGCTTTTCTGGAGAATCCATTATTTTTCAAAAGGTTTTCAAGAGGTTTCGGATAAAAATATACATATACATCTCCATACTCATCTGGCGTTTCCTTGAATCCCCATTGATCGCAACTGAATTGAGCATCAAAGTGCTGCCCGTACACGGAAAGACTTTCAAGAATGAATTCATAACACCTCTGTCCCTCAGATACGTCTTTTTTACGTGTAGGTATGTCCACAACGTCCTCGACCGTCAGCTCACGTCCATCCTTAAATATGAAATCTGTAGCTAATTTGTCAGCCAGCAGAAGCGTAGATATTGCCATGATTTGCTTTGCCGGAAAATCAAAACCATCAAACCCTTTTTCAATCTCAGATTTCATTTCTTTTAACTGATCCGGCGTGAACTGCTTGAGATTTCCAACAAACACTCTTCCGGCAAAACCATAGTTCTTCACGACAATGCCGTTAATCTCTGCTGGATTCTCGTAAATATCCTCGCAGCACTCAATTTCAATAATTCTGTTGATTGCTCCGCCGGAATCTGCAAATTCCGAAATAGGGTTCTCACCATTGCAAATGGTCACATTGCTCCATATATTCTCCTTAGCTGCTCCGAGGTCCTTATTTGAACGTGCTTTTCCCTTACCAGAACAAAGGTTATATATAAGCGTTTCGTAGTTATCTCGGATATACTGAGAAGCGTTCTTTGAATCATCCAGAATCATCGGAAAGTTATTGAGCATATCTGCCCTGGTCTCCAATGATGTATCTGTTGACCGAAAGTTTCCAACGTAAGCTCCCGGTGCCGGGTTTCCCCAAACCGATGCCGCTATATTGATCGTTACTGTCTTTCCACCGCCTGTCTGCCCGTAGAAATCTACGATGAACGGCAATACATCAAGTGGCTGTATAAGAACACTTGCAAAAGATGCCGCCAGCGCTATTCGTGGCTCTAATCGTCCGCATGACCGCAGCTGTTTAGCTAGAGTCACCCACTTGAAGTAATCTCCGCTTTCCTGTATACTCTGGAATAGTGCTTTAAAGCGGTATTCCCCGTCAAAAACGATCGAAAGGTCGTAAGGTACAAACACATCGCCATGCCACCCTAACTTGCTTGTAGAGTGCTGTATGTCAATCATATCGGCATTGTACATTTCAACATCTGCCAGATACTTTACGAGAAGCCTTGCATTCTCTGAATTGACCTGCACCCCGAACCTTGCAAGATTAGTTATTGCCCTGGAAGTCACAATGTCGATTTTCGGAACAGTTATTTCCGTCCAATATCCATCCCTTTTAAAAGCCACTGTGATCTGTTCTTCACCTGTTTCAATGTTTTTCAGTCGGCGTATCGGCATGATCGGGTGGTGACATACAAGTTCTCTCGCCTTAGATGTTTCAGAAGAAAATATTCCATTCTCTGTAGCTATCCAGCTGCCACAAGCCATATTAGGATACTCCTTATCAACAGAATCAGGATAAAAGTTTGTGATGTTTTCAACCAGCTGCATGGAACGATTTGCTTTTTCTTCTTTTTCTTTTTCCTGCTCTGCTTTTTGAAATTCCTTTATAAACTCTTCTGCTATATGTTTCGCTTTCACACTTTTTGCCCGGTCCATCAGTTTGAATTTGATTTCTGAGCGGTCGATTTTACTTTTTATCGCAAAAAGCTCTTCATACAACTGCTTCTCCATAAAGTCTTGTGCCTGTAAATTTTCAATATTTTCAAGAATTTTTCTCACCTCCTGACTTAACAGACAGCAATTCATATCTGCTTTTTTCTTTCTCGAGATTAAATTGGCACATATACCACTCTTCTGAATCAGGAGGGAACGTTTTTAGTGCTGTTTCGTACATAAGTATATTCTTTTCTATCTGTTCAAGTTCACTATGATCCTGAACGGGATTGTATCTTTTTGCTTTGATATCTCGCACTTCATGCCTGATCTGGTTACGACTTTTGCCTTTTTTTGAAATATAAGTACCGCCCAGCTCAATAAATGCAGTGCTAAAAGGAACGGATTCGTATTGCATCACAAAATCAAACACATCACCGCCAGTTCCACAGCCGAAACAGTAAAAGGAATCATCGTAGATTTTGCAGGATGCTGACTTTTCCTTGTGAAAAGGGCAACATATAAATCCTGCTCTATTCGGCCTTAGCCCGTACCTGGAGAGAATTTCTGGCATTTTTACTGACTGTTTGATTTCTTCCTTAGTCATGACAGCAGCTCCACAATCCGCCGCCCGGTTTCTTCTTTTGTACAGAATTCAAATCGAACTCCGTATCTATCCCTGATTGTGCAGAGAGATTTATATAACTGGCAGCCATCAACAGCCTTATCAGAAATTACAGTCTTTACTCTCTTACCGTTTACCGTCTTCCAGATGACTTTGTGTTTTCTTGGGTTCTCCCAAAAATACACATCACCAACTGATTTGATATCTGGCCCGTGTTCGCATAGGATAATCAACTGAATACCTGCTTCACGTGCTCTGATAAGCTCTGCTTTGAATCTTTCATGCTGCTGGCAGACATTTCCACAAAGCTCTTGCAAATCCTTTTTACGGTCAATACAGAGTTTTGCATTGTCCAGTGATTGATAATCTCCGCAATACAATTTCGAGCGAAAATACTGCACTCCAAGGTCATCAAACTGTTTTTGAATCCGTTCCCATTCCTTTTTGTGTTCTCTTGTGTCTGCTTGTATAACCATTAAAAACACATCCTTTTAATTGAACGGAAGTTCTTCCTGTACACTGTCTGGAATACTCATAAAGTCCGTACCTGCCGGATTCGCTCCCATGATAGCTTCTTCTTTCAGATGATCATCAAAGGCTCTCGTGGTGCGCTCTTCCGGGATATCTGCATCCTTAATTCCTTCAATACTGCGGAACCATGCAAGTTTGTGACGCTTTACTTCCTTGTTGTCGTACCAGTCTTTCTCCAGACGGAAGATGCCGCCGATCAGCTTATCACCCCACTTAACGGCAAATCCCGGATTTGACTTTTCTACGCACGTGATAAATGTTTTAAGGTTACGAACACCATACTCTACACTCTCGTCAATAACCATATAGTTAGTACCGGCGTTCGGATATTTTTTATCTGGACGGATATCGTTCTCAAACTGCTTCATAAAGTACCCAGCCTGCTCATCTCCTTCTGCGAAATCAAACAAGATAACGAGCATATCAAGCCCACCCTGGGATTTTTTCTCTGATACCTGCTTAATTACCATCTTGTGACCGCCGAGTTTAATCGGTTCAAATTCTCCTGCTGCCTGTGTAGTATCGTAATTATTTGGTTTCTGCATTGCCTGTTCCTCCTAATTCATAATAATCTCTGATAACCTTGTCAACTTCTGCAAGGTCGTTATCAATAGTCAACGTGTCAAACATCCCGATCGGGGACTTGCTTACCGCTCCCTGACTGGACTGAGTGACAAATAAGTGTTTTCCACTCTCTTCGATGCAGCGAAGAACGATGGTAAACATGCCCTCGATGCAAACTTTTTCGTCCAGAAGCTTACCAATTGTCTTAGGCTTTACTTCCCCGGAATCGTCTTTTTCTTCATGCATCATAAGGTAAACAATTTTATTCTGCGGCACTTTCGTGACAATAAACTGGATAAGATTCCAAAAATAGTCTCCAATATCATTGTACAGAGCGAACACTGCATTGCCTTTTCCAGCAGAAGCGTGTCCCTTCATGAAATGATTCGTGAAAAGATAACCTGCATCGTCGATTACAATTGACTCTGCTTTTGATGCGATCAGGCACTTCATTACCTGCTGGTAATCATCTGTAAACCATCCGTCAATCTTTCCTTTAAACGGAAGCGGTTTATTCAATACTCTAATAAGATTCCAGTGTTCATTCTGGCAGTTTCTAAGACTAGTACTCTTGCCAGAACCAGATTTTCCAATAATTAATACTGGCGTTGCCATTGCTATTCCTCCTTGTCGTAAACCACATGCTTACTGCCTTCAATAATCAGCAAACTTGCGATATCCTTCATGGATAAGGTTGATTCATTATAGATTTCAACCAGCGCGTTATATGCACCTGTTGATACTTTCACAACCGGGTTGTCCTTATCGGTTGCAGGCTGCTTCTTTCTTGCCGGAATACGGATTTCAAATTCGCTCACTGATACTTTCCTCCTTATACGATTTCTGAGCCGTTAAAAGCCCGTTTAGAGCCTGTACGTAGCTCGCTAGCGTCCTTGCCTTGTATGATTCTTCAATGTAGTTATCAGCTACAAGGGAAAGCTGCTCGTCTATCAGAGCAAGGATTTCATCAATTCTCTCCTGCATCTTTTCTCACCTCGCTAAAGAAACAGTAAACATTGTCAGAGCCATCTCCTCTCGCCGGATTCTGCTCGCCGTTTGGAAAGATTCCGCCAGCGCAATGATATTCAAGATGATTCAGATACATGTCCGGGTTCTCCCAGTCAAGAATGTACGCTTTCCGCCTGTTCAGTTCCCCCAGAAGCTCGTTTACTGCCGCTGTCAGTTCCATTGTCGGCAGGAGCTTCAAATCTGTCTGATTCAGCATTTAACGGACACCTCCCGTCTATTAAGAGTCTAAGAAGATGCGCTTTTGCAAGTTTACACTGTTCAGCTGACTCCTCTTCAAGCGCTTCACTGTCAGTATATATAGTGTAATGAGCGTCCGGTATTTTGCCTGGCTCCCATTTTGAATTCATGACATCAATGTCACAGAAATGAACATGCGCGCCGATCCCGAACGAAACGAAAAAATCTGTTTCATTCATTACTCTCCATGATAATTCAAAAAGCTCTTTGATTTCCTCCTCAAACATTTTCATTCTCCTTTCTCTCTGGCGTATCAATATCCCAGAGGATTCCATATATGATCATCGTGGTCATCGCCGCCGCAAAAAGCTGCCTGCCCGGTCCGCCCCACTGCCAGAACGGAAGGAACGTGGAAAAACCTCCGATTAATGCGGCACAGATGATGTTTTTTAGATTATTCACTGATGCCTCCCAGAATCCACGCAAGGTTGCTCGCCACCAGTGCAGCTGCTGTCACAATCCATGCAGTGAACCATCTTTTTGACTTTTTCTTACTTTCTTCGACAATTTCAGTCGCAAGTGCTACTTCGATGTCAGCCCATGTTGGCTGATTTTCGTTTTTAATTTCACTCATATCGTGCTAATTTCTCCTTATTTGTTCTTATTTGTCTTTACAATTAGCAGATAGAGAACTATAATGTATCTATCCACTAAGGTACTTTAGTGGGTGCAAAGCTCCGGGGCGGAGGTTCCAGCTCCCTCCGGGGCACCTACTCAATTTCCCCGACATACTCCATGTCGGATGTGTAAATTTTCTTTTCGTCAACATACAGTTCCTGACCGGATTCCAATGCAAACTCCATGCAGATTTCCGTATACGATGTTGCCGGAACGTCTTTTGTCAGATCAAGCTTTCTCATCCAGAGCTGCCTTTCCTTTCCAGACATATCCAAATTCTTCCCAGAGTTTCCGGGGCGAAATTACATATTCTGTTCGGACGTTCGATTTCGTCTGAGAAGTAATGATCTTATTTCCTCGATAAGCTGTCCCGATCGGCAGCCAGCCATAGACGATACCAGCTCTGACTGATGATTCCGGGATTCCGAGAATCTTACTGACGGACTTAACCGTTAATCGCTCGTTTGAGAACTCCGGCATCTGCGGAATGCCTGATATGATTCTCGCAATTTTTTCAGCAAAATCGTGAACTTCTGCGTTCTGCTGGATGAAGTTATCAACTTCGCTCATATTTCCCTCCTTGTTAATTCGTGCTATACTCTCCTATAAAAGGAGGTGTTAAAAATGACTTACGATGAATTTATGTCGGCCATTAACTCCGATGTTGAAAGAATTTTAGATGAAAACTCTGTTAATGTTGCTCAGAGCCTGCTACAAGGTCTGTCAGAAAGTGAACCTTGCGTATCAAAAGAACAATTTCAAATCATCAGAAACGCCGTAAATACATCTATTCAGTCTTCTGTTCAAATAATGTTCGATTACCTAGATTCATTCGGAATGCTGGAGTACGAACACCTGACTGAGCATCACGAGCCACCTGTTTTAAAAGTAATTCAGGGCGGACGTTCGGACGCTGAGAAGAAATAATTTGTTGCTGGTCTTGAAGTTGCGATTCAAGACTGGCAGCTCTTCTTTCCAATGAACGAATCCTTTTTTCAAGTGATCTACTCATATATTTACTCCTTTCTTGTGCTATACTCCCTATAGATGGGAGGTGATTAAAATAAATCAAATTATTTCAATTTTAAAATCGGCTAAAGAAATCATTACGTTTGAAAATGTTTCCTTTATGCTTGGGTTAATAGGGTCTGCTGGAACTGCTTGGCAATTATTTCAATCACGGCGTAATCTTCATTTGAGCTTACCTTATTTTGGATATAGCCCAGAAAAACAACTGGCTTTGGCTTATATTCAGTTCGACAATCTCTCAAATTCCGCAATATCAATTACAGATGTCTCAATTGTTATTAACGGAATTACATATCCATGCAATAAGTTGCCAACTATCGTTGCTTCTTCAAACTGGAAAATCGGTGGAAAAACCGTTTCTTCCAGCAGCTTGTACAATATGTCTCTTCCGGTTTGTTTGTCTGGATATGGTGGAAGCAGCGGCTACTTTGTGTTTCAGATTCCATTAGAATCTGCTCCATCTGGTTCCACACACCAGAGGTTTTTAATTTCGACCAGTCGTGGCTCGTCATTTCGAGTTGAACTGAAACCTGACCGAGAATATTTTCACTAATGATGCATTCTAACATTTGTTTTCACCTCCATCTGCCCTGCCTCGTCAGCACCGGTGGGGCGGTTCCGGTGGACGGTCATTTCTGACTTTTCTTTTATTGTTTTCATCTGTCAAATTTTCGTGATATACTTCTTTCTGAAAGAAGGTGATTAAATGATAACCTGGAAACAATATCGGTTAATGAAGTCCGTTCTTAAAAATAACGGAACCACTGCACAAGATACCGAGAATCACGAAATGTATAGATACTTAGCATCTAAAGGATTCTTGCACAAGCAACCTGTGCGTGGATATGAAGGCTATGTGGTCACTCAAGACGGTGAAGTTGAAATGAAAATATATAGAGAAGATACTTACCGTTTTAAAGTGACTACTGCGATCTCATTCATTGCTCTTATCACAAGTATCGTTTCCACAATTTTGAAATTCTGTATCAAGTAGATCGTCTGCAAGATGTCCAAGCGGTATTCTCTTACCGGGTTCCAGATGGATAGGATTTGGAAGCTCTAATCCATTTGCTTTCCCGGTAAGGACTGCCACTTTTAACTGATTTACTTGTCTCTGCAAATCCCTTACATAATCAAAAAGATACTGAATATCTGATTTGTTCAATTATTAACTGCTCCTTTCTAGTCAAGAACTTTGTAGACGGTTTTGTCTACTTTTTAAAGAAAATTTTTTCTTTCTCAGTAAGCGATGTGATCCCAAGTTCACTACAGAGAATATCTGTTTCCCTGTTTGTGAAGTCTGCCTTGTTCTTGCATTTCATTCTGAAATACTGCCTTGAAATTCCTAATTTCTCAGCCAAATATCCATATTTCTTTCCAGAGTCTTTAATTCTCTGTTCGAGTAATGGAGTATCAACCATTCCTGCTCCTCCTTTCTTTTTGTTGATGTTTCTGTCTACATTTAACACTATAACTCGTGTTGATATTTTTGTCAACAATATTTTCGAAAAATGTTGAAATATTTTTCAACACATGTTATACTCTCATTGTAAGCAGAAAGGAGGTAAACTCCATGGACATAGGAGAAAGAATCAGAAAGTGCCGTGAAAATTTAGACATGACGCAAGAAGAACTGGCATTAAAACTTGGATATAAGTCAAGATCTTCCGTGAATAAGGTTGAAAATTCAAGAGAACTTTCTATAAAGAAAGTGCGTGACTATGCTAAGGCATTAGGCGTATCGCCTGCTTACTTAATGGGATGGACGGAACATAAGCCAGACAATGCAGAATTAGTCGCAGATATCTCAGGAAATCCGCAGCTACTGTCCTGCATTGAAAAACTCACTAATCTTCCAAAAGGTGACCAACAGTTAGTTTATGGCTACGTAGATGCTCTCTATTCCAAAAATAAAGCCGGGGATTAATTTCCCCGGTTTTTTAATACTCTGGCAATGAATCTATAGAAGAATTCAAGCAGACTGTCATCATTTATTTTATCTATCATCTCAATAATTTCCTTCTTATAATCCATAATAGCCCTCCCTGTCGCAACTACCACCTACACTACAGTATATGTCCGGTTTGTGGGAAATAGAATCGAACATTAGTTCGTTTCATGCCATTATATCACTAATGTTTGCTCTTGGAAACTGCCAGATATACACCGATATGCTTATGATTGCATAGAAATTATTCGTAACATCAAAGATATAGTCTTTTCTGTTTAGTGGCAGGGCGAATAAAAACGGCAGTATGGTCTGCTTTATTTCATGGGCGCTATTCTTATGTAGGGTAGAAGATCTGTACGCATTTTGGACAGAATACACTCCTGGCTCTTCATGGATATAATCGTCTACACACATTGGTAAATAAACAATGTAATTAAGCAAAAGCACAGCTCCTATTATAATTAGTATATTTTTGATTATTTTCATTTCATAAATCACCTAAAAACGTCTATTTACAACTAAATTTAACGATGCTATAATAAAAATAACATATTTAAACACTTTTTTTTGCAAATGGCGAAAACAATGTTTACAAGGGAATGATTTAC